AAGTTTTTGATTATAGATATTTCGTGCGTTGGTGATACCTTTTTTTAGTATCTGTTACCTTATTGTGATCTTCTGAGTCTTGAAGTGCATAAGTTTAACATACCATCATTGATACCAGATCCAAAGAATTATCATTTACAATTCATTGTACTTTTTCTCTCCTCTCTTTTGAGGGAGTCTTAGTCGAATCCTCTTTTGAGGGGACAACCGCTACGTAAGGTTTGGTGTGAGGGCAGGTGTAAGCAATTGAGCTAGGCATCGAAGCATTTTCCTTTCGGCTGAGTGTAAAGAACCACTGTGGAGGTTCTACACGCTTGTCTTGTACAACGCAACGAAATATTATCAAAACTACGAAAAACAGATATTGTCAATTAAAATTTTAAAAACGACATAACATTTTTTGTAATAAAAAATTTACATCAAATAATTTCAACATGAGGTCGTTGACAATATTTTCAACTGTCTTAACTTTAATGGTAATCGTCAAAAGTCAAAAAATTACTAACCTCTGGATAGAGCAAATTGAAAATTGCTCAGAAGAAAAAATAAAATACTGTGAAAGAACTTATGATAATAAATATGGTACTGGAGTAACCACATGGGTTATAAAAGATAAAAATGGAAAAGAAATGAATAAGCAATTAGCAGAAGCCAACCAGGCCATAGCCTTACATGGTGTTTGGCCAAAAGAAATTTGTTGCGAAGATGAGCAATTTGGTGAAGTCCGTTTAATGATGAAAAATTATAATAATAAATTACCTGAAATTCAACAACGTATAAAATCAATTAAAGAGAAGTGGCAAAAATATGGATTGATTTTTGATTTTTCTAAGAACCAAGAATTTATGCTGCGCGAGTATCATAAGCATTTTTATGAAAATGGTTTAAATCTTGAAGCTTATGAAAACATGATTGAAACAGCCATTGATAGAATTATGATTGGAACTAAACAAGCTTATCCTCATGATGTTAGATTTAATGAGTTTAATTGGATTGAGCAAGTTGTGGACGTTGAAAAACCAGATGATGTGGTAATGTGGAATTATAAAATTTTGAGTAAACCAGGTAGGGAATTTGCAAATCCACTTGATTCAAATAAGACGTTTTCTGTCACTGAATTCCCATTTTCTTTTGATTTTACAGGAAATATGACGTATGCGTATCGTCTCGAGATACTTAAACAAAATGAAAATGCATCATATCCCAAAGTATTCAAAGCTTTAAATCTGCTGTTTAAGGATGTTCCAATTAAGTACGCCGTTAAAGAAGCCCACAATCAAATATTAGAAATTTATGACAATGCTATTAATAAAAATTATACTTACTTTGGGGTTATACTTTCCACAATTATGAGTTTAATCTTGGTGATTATGGTTTTTAAGCAGATTCACTCTAAGGTTGAACATAACAAATATAATGATATGATTAGTCTAGAAAATTTTGAGTTTTGGCCCAAACTTACATCAATAATGACAGTTTATGTTATTATTAGTTATTTTAACAACATTGAACAGTTTAAAGAGTATTCGTATACATCATTTTCAGTTTGTGCTATTGTAATGTATTTGTTTAATTCAGTGTCAAATACGTTGCAAAACTTTAATATTAAGATTACCATTTACATGGTTAGTTTTATATCGTGTGTTTTGAGTGCTATAATCAAATTCAACAGCCATGGAGATTTTGATAGACAGAATTATTCATTTTTAATTAATAATATAATTTTACCTTCTCTAATAATGTCTTATCATATTAAAAATACAGTGACTGCTTTATGGAAGCAGAATAATTATCGCCAGATAGCTAATGTAGTAGGCTTAACCTTCTTTTTAGCCATTAATTATAAAGTTTATATGAACTCCGGACCCAAATGTAATACATTCTTCCATGATTTTAAGAAATGCCTGAATAGTGAAGTAGACGTTGCATATGTAGATAAAGATGTCAATTGGGTGAATGCAATAGCGTCAATTATAATATTAAATTTTGTCTTTGAAAGTTTGCATACAATTTATAATAAAAAAGTCAAAAAAATGCCAATCACTATTTTGGCTCTTTCAACAATCTATGTGGCTGGACAGTCTAAGGTCATTTTGTTTTATCTCGGTTATTTTTTCGAAAATTTAGAAAACTCAACAATAATTGGTGATGGCACCATTGTTAATCTTGTAGTTGCTGTTTTTGTTCTTTTCCTTACCCAGCAATGGTCCATGTTTACAAATCCGATTTGGCTCCTAACAGAATTTTTACTTCTCTTGCCTGTAATAAGATCAATTGGAACATATTCCCTTTTTGGTTTAGAACAATTTATAGAGAGATTAATCGGAGAAGAACAATGGAAGAAACTAGCGTTTTATGGAGCACTGACTTTATACATTCAGATTTATTCAAATATTAAGATGCGAAAAGTACCTAATGTCTGGAGAATTTGTGGTGATGAAGGTATTCGTGAAAAAAAAGCCTATAAGAAGAGTATTTGGGAATTATTTAAAATTATTACCACAATCTTAATTTCTGGTCTTAGTTTGTTAATGAGTATTCAATTTATACCCACTGATTTAATTTCTGGAGCCCAGTTTACTAAGGGTGGACTGATATTCCATATTGGTGCTTTTATTATACTTGGTTTTTTGACATTATCCAGTGCACTTTCTTTTCTCAATGTTGTTAAAATATATAAGACCGATTTTGGGACACTGATGGAATATAAAGTAAATAAAATCATGCTTCTCGGTCTGAATGGTATTTTCACCCTTGGTTATTGTATATTAATTGTTTTCGTTACTTGGCAATATATTACGAATATCGTTTATTATACAGTTGTATCTGAATTTTACGCTAGTTTACTTCCAATTATAATGGTTGGTAGTGTTATGAATGCTCTGAAATGGGTGTTAGGCCAGACAATAGAGTTTGTTAAATACCAGACATCAATAATAAAAGAGTTTGAACAAAATTACACTCGTGGAACTATTCAGTGGCTCCTGAATACTATAAATAATACTTTCAATATAATGAGCATGGGAATTAATACACTTTATTTTATGAAATTTGTTATACGCTTCGGATTAATGTTGATGACAATACAAAGTTTTGCATTGAAGGATGTAATCGGATTAGTTTGTGTATATATTCCCTATATTTTTCTAATGATTCTCGGTTTAGATATGTATTTTAATATAATATACAAAATAAACAAATTAATGACAAATGGTATGAAGTTCCAGCGGTGTGAATACTGGGAAAGAGAGAATAGTCAGAATGTATACGACGCCTATAAAAATAATGTTTTGGATCAACAAGTAAATTATAATAATTTGATGATGTCAGTATGGGATCATTTGCTTCACTTGGAGGTGCAACAAGTTAGAACAAAAAGAACAACAAATGAGACTAATATCCCTGATAAAGAAAGTAATGGTACTGTAGATCATCTTAAATATAATAATGTCCAACCTGGAAATGAAGATTACCACTTATTGGTGAGGGGTCGAGGTAACAATGTGGGAACTAGAATTGATAGCACTGATACTAGTAAAAAACAAGAATTAGGTTATATTCAACGAAATCAAAGTGATGAAATGCATGACGTTCCTCAACAAGCCAACTGGAATAAAATGTCAGATTTGAATGTGGCGGTAATTAGTGAATTCACCAAAGTTGGTACAATGTACACAGTTAAAAAACCTGAGAAAAGTAATGGGAGAGCAATTATTACAAATGAGTTCTTAGAAGAAGAGAAGCTTAAATTAACTGAGCCTACATTGTATTGCCCCAGCCACTCAACAATTAACGCTAGAAGCGAACAACAAAAAATAGCTACCATGTTAGGTACAGCAACGGTAAATGATAATCAACAAGCTAAAACATTATTGGAAGTTTGTGGTAAGCAATTTGTGAACACTGGGTTTTTGGTTGATGTTAAAGAAGTTTATGTGTTAGAAAAAGAGGCTGAGGATATTAATTACAATAACCCATGGGAGGATTTAAAGAACACAATAATGCAACTTATTAGTTCTGTGGTTTGCTGGAGAAGTGGAACGGCAGCAAAAACAATTTTCACTAACAAGAGTGAACCTGAAGAAGGAAAACTTTATTATAAAGAAGAGGATGACAATATTTATACCCTTCAAGAGTATATTGATAAGGAAAATTTAACAATTGGTGAAATCATTTCAAGATGTGAAAATAAATTAGATAAGCAACAATGGGAATTAACTCAGAACCAAAAGTCTTTATTCATTTTTGTTAACACATACAACCACAAATGGGTAACTGAAAGCAGAACAGTAGCTTTGAATATTCAAAGACGATCACATAGCAGATTGCAACCAGAGGAAAAAAAATTACATCTTATGAAACCGGTAAGCATGGGACACATAGTTCGATGCCGCTTTGTTGAGAACAATTATGACTACAGCCTTCTTCGCCCAGTGCATTCTGATGAGTTTGGCTTTGACATTATGCAAGATTGCCTTTACGAGCCAAAAATGAACGTTTATTTAACATACCCAATTAGTATGAATCAATATAAAGGGGGAGAATGTTTGGATCTAATAATGCTTGATGACATGACTCGTTTAGTAATTGCAGCTTGCACAGGACTTGTTTATAAAAAGAATATAGCTAAGGATAAAGTGGCCAGCCATGTTGGAAGCTGTTCCCTCGTTCGAGATGCCGAAATGAAAAATTTGTATATTGTAACTGCAGGGCACGTGGTCGATGGATTAGAAGGGCGACAAGTTAGAAGAGATGTAATGGCTGGTCATAAAAAGTGTGAATATATATATAATAATCAAGCTTGGGCATATTTCGGTTTGAATGGAAAAACATATGGTCTACCTATGAACAATTTAATTGCAAAAGGTTCAGATTATGCAGCATTTAGGGTGAGCACAGAAGATTCTAATAAGTACGTTTTTGATGTAGCTGCTAATGCAAAAGTTTCTAGCGGTGAATTGTGGAGGAGAATTCCAGAGCCGAATGGAATTAGTGAACAAGATGTAGTCCTAGTAAACTCAGTTAGACAGTCAGCCAGGGTAGAAGAAAAAAATAAACATAAGGTTCACCTTAACACTGCTTTCGTTCAAAAATACAAGAACACAGATATTTATACATTGTGGGGTTATACAGTTTTTGGTTATAGTGGTAGCCCATTGTGGAGTGTTACATGGGAAAGAAAGTCAGGTTTAGATTGTGCGCATATTACCATTGAGCAAAGAGGAATAGTTAGTCAAGCAAAAATAGCAGAATTTCAGGCTGAATTAGCTGGAATAAGTAAGACAACAATAATAAGTCAAATTATTAATGGGGCAATGTTACCCGATGATCCTAATCAAAAGTTAAAGTACTTAGATGCAAGTCTTTTTGATGCAAATAATATTATACTGTCAGGAGTTTCAAGAGCTAGAAATATTCGTAACCTTGTTGACGGCATTGGTACTAGCCGAGTTATTGAAATCGAAGTTGAGGATACTGATAAATTTGTTCATAAATTTAGTGAAGATAGTGGTGAGCGAGTTCCGGTTCCAAAATTAAGATCTAGTGCACTATACACCAATAAGACCAAAAAATTTTCTGAGCAATTAGAGCATTTGGGTTTAGCTTGGGAACAGTACGAAGACAATTTTGATATGGTCGAATTGACAAGTAGATTTACAATGGATTATTTTGAAGATTGGATTCTGGAAGAGGAATTTTTTAAAACAAATAATAGAAATGTTAGATTTGAGAAGAGTAATGCAGTATCATTTCTCACAGAAGATTTACCAGTTAATGATCAATTAAAATTGTTTTTTAATTTGGAGATAGAACAAGGGAGCGATTATTCGATGAAAGATTTTGCTACTAGGGTTAGTGAAATGATTAGAGGGAATAAAATAGGTTACTTTCAATTGAATAAAATCACAAAATTAATAATAGTACCAGAGGAGGGAGACTATTATACTTGGTTCTTCCTCAGGGAAAGACAACCTAATGATATTGCCCGTCATTGTGAGAGAATAGCTAGGTTAATGAGCATAGGTCAAATCGATTGTGAAGAGAGAATAGCAATTTCCGATATGTACGAATTTACCCAACCACTTTGGACTGACTATACAAGTCTTTTTGAGATTGCAAGAGCTTTTATGGAGGGCCATATTATGGAGAATTTTTTGTATCCGATGGTGGATATTATAGATCCTGAGAATGGTGTTTTAAAAATCACAGAAGCAGCTGGTGATTTCTTTTTTGAACATGTAACAAAAGATAATAGTGGATACCACGAGGAATGGATTACTCTAGAGGATTTATTAAAGATGCAGCCTTGTGTTGCTTACTGTTTTAAAGGTGAAGACAACATAACTCCAATTAAATTAGAGAATGAGAACAAAGATAGTTTCATTGAAAAAATAAGACAATTACAAGAAGAAAAAATAGTTAATCGAGAAATTCAGCATGATGTTAGTTCAAGGATAGCTGATATTAGAGCCCAAATTGCGGATTATAAGCAGCAACAAGATTATCTTGATAAAAAAGCCATTTGGGATCGAGAAGTCGAAGCAAGAAACTTAATTAAAGAAGAATTAAAAGCGACGAATGAGGCAAATCAAGATATTAAGCGTAAGTTACGTGAAAAGCGTAGAAATATTGAGGTAAAATTTAATAATGAAATTAAAGCTAAAAAAAACCAGAGAATTAATGTTGAGAGCAAAATTAATGAGCGAAGAAGTGAAATCAAGGAAAAACGTGAACAGAATCTTGAAAAACTCCAAACTGAATTGGATCAATTAACACAGAAAAAGAAGCAATTGGAACAAAGAATTAAAGAAAAACGGGATGGTTTTAAAAATAGGTTTGATCCTACTAAAGATAAAGTTATTGTCAAGTTGCAAGCAGATAAAGATAGGATATCAACTGAAATTCAAGCATTAACAGAGGAAAAAAATGCTTTGCTGGCTGAATTAAAAGCTGAAACGGATGCCCTGCCAAACACAGAGATACCTAAACTTGATCAAACATTAAATCCTGATACTGAGGCCAAGTTAAAAACTCTTCTAGATGAATTATCTAAATTAAGAAAAGAGAATTCAGAGATTGTGAAAGAAGGAAAAAGGTTGAGTGAGGCTCTTGAAGAGATTAAAAAAGGAAATATCCACAAGGAAGAATTGATTGCTACTAGTAAAAGAGAGGCACAAAAGAAGGATGAATTAATTGATGCAATTCTTTGTGAACTTACTGACGTCAAAGCTAAATTAGGACATCTTGAGAGAGAAGTTTCAAATCAGAAGATCAAAAATAGAAATTTAGACGCGCAAAGTGAATGTGTCTCAACCAGTAAGGAAGGAGGATCAGTTATTAGAGCTAATCACTATGAAATTGCAACCGAAAAAGGAAGCATGATGGTTGAATTGGGCCAGCAACATCAAGATGAAGTCATTGACAATAAGAAGAAAAAGCAAAAAGTGGATAAGGACGATTCTCATTATCGGTGGGCTGATATTGTGGATTCTGGAGATGAGCAAGAAGATTATTATTATGAAGAATTTACTCCCAGAGATTTTAAAAAAGGTCAGAAGTTGAAAGGAAGAGAAGGTGCTCCAGAAACACCGACAGATGAGAGTAAGAGAATAAAGAATTGGGCTAGAGACACAGGTATAATTATAACAGGAAGAATGAGTACAATTGATGAACAACCAGGGACATCAAAAGAAGAGCCCATTTTAATAGGAGGAAAGAAAAAACAGGAATTTCGACAGACTGAAAGAACTAATGGATCAGATCCCAAAGGTAGGGTTGATGTAGACAGATTCCCAATTGTAGAAGTTACTGAGCTGAATGATGATCTCAAAGAAGCTCTACTTTCATATATTGGTGAGGCTAAAGGTGGTGAGAATTTTGCGTTCAATAAATTGAAGAAAGTCATTCACAATGTTGTTTACAATATGGGAGATTTTTCAAAAATACGTGAAAATCTAAAAACATATTATTTCGTTATTCAAAAGGCAGAAAAGAGCTTTAAATTGACCATTGATAACAAAGAAAAATTGAAACTGCTTTATGATATTGTAAAATTCTTACAGAATAATGGTGGTAACTCTGGCAGAAATGATAAAGAATGGGATCTTTTCATTAAATTGAAAGAGAAATACTTAGCCATTATTGAGGATAAAATAGGAGATTATGTTAAGAAGGGGTTGGAAAATGCGGCTTTAGGTTATGCAAATCATGCTGTTACTATCGAAACAAATAAAAGGAAGTATAATGTTAAAGTGGTTGCAACTACAATTGATTATAATGATATTGCAGATACTTTAAACGCATACATGGACACAAGACCACAACATCAAACAATAGCTTTTTTTAAAAAAACATCAGTACCCACTTGGATTAAAAATATTGTAGATTTTTATTATAATGAAAAAATTAATAATAAGTTACCATTGAATTCTTTTTCAGTAAATCAATGGAAAGATGGAAAGATGTGGGAACAAAACAATATAGTTGTTGAATACAATAAAAATATGTCAGAAGACATTCAGAATTCTATTGAAGAAGGTAATGTTTCTTTTTTCTTACCTCAGAGGAGTGCTCAACCATTGAAGTGAATTGGCACATTAATGACTTTATAAATAGTAACTTTACTCATAAAAAAATAACTAATACAAAATTTGATATCTTAGATTATAATTGGATAGGTGAAATTAGGAAACATTATCAACAAAATGAACGTCATATATCATATACTTTTGCACAATCTCAATTAAGTTACTTATTTGAAAAACCAGATTTTGAAAAAACCATTAAAAATATCACTAAAGAATCTTTTAAAAATTGGAATTATCAGCCTTATTGGGCTTGTTATGATAGAGAAGGGGAAAAAATTGAAACAGAACTTTCAGAATTACAGGTGTTTAAGAATTTGCACGCTGTTGGATCGAAAATTCTGTTCAGTAAGCAAGATTTCCTTGAGTATATTAACCATGATCTTTGGAGTTTGAGACTCAATAAAGACATGCCCAAAAAATTTATTCATAATGATAAAATGATACCTATTTACACAATCAACCAAGCTCGGTTTGATATAATGCCTGATACAGGTTATAATAAAATTGCAGATCATGGATATATACATCAGGGATGGGACTGGTTTAAGGGCTTTGATAGTCATGAATTAATAAGTAAAAATAGATCATATAATAAAGGCAGTGATGCCAACTTTGCCAATTACCAGACTCGTCTTAAAAATATTTTAGAAAATGAACAAGAACTCTTAGATACAGCTTTGATTGACGAAGACATGAAATTTATTTTAGAACAGCATGGTTTTGATACCGATAAATTGGTAAAAGATAGTAATCTGTATATGACAGAAAAGAATCCTATTGCTTTGATGCATAGTTTAGCTAGATACTCGTTAAGTCCGTTACCAAAGGATGATGTAATAAATGAATTAACAGAAACAGAATTGGAATTTATGTATTTTAGTTTACACCATATATATAAAAAAATTGGGTTAGAAGGTTGGAGACCTGATAAAATGATAAGTTTTAATGGCACAAGTAGTCCTGGTTTTTTGTATAACAGGTTCTTTGGTAGTAATCAGGATCTGGAGTTTCTAGTTTATGATATAATAGATTATTACAAGAGATTAGTAGAGCTAAACATTTGTCCACTAACAGTTTTTACACATTTTGAAAAATTATGCCAACAGGAAATTGCAAAAAGAGGAGAAGTTAGAACAATTACTCAAGCTCCTATTCACCATTCCATAATAGGTAAGCAATATACACATCCAATTGAATTAGCATATCAATTACACATAGGTGATGTTCCCATGAACATAGGTCAAAACATTTTTAATGGTAATTTAAAAGATTTTTGTATGGATTTAGAACACAATAGAAATTTAAAGTATAGAAGTGAAGATTTCAGTAAACAAGATATTTTTGAGAACCCCATTTTAATGGATATAATAAATCAAACAAGAATAAAAATTTCTGGTATGAGTGAATTTGAAAAGAAGATGTATTGTAGCATCTCCGAGCCTAATGTCAACCCTTTTAGGGTATCTCCTTTTGGTGAATTTAGACAAACGATGTGTAATAAATCTTCAGGTGGTTGTCAAACATGTCTAAATAATTGTTGTAAACACATAATGGTTTGTTATCTTGAAAATGCCCTAGTCCTTTGTGAACATTTCAATATTGGTTTCAAGCGAGAAAATTTTGAACAGCTTTATACTATGATAGAAAATGGAGAATTCTTTAACAGACAAAATTTTAGTGATGATTGTTTGAGTGGAGTACACAAAGATTTAACTAAATATTTCATGAGTAAAGAAGATGAAATTGAGACAATTCAAGAAAGAACTCTTAAAAAGTGTTGTTTATTACTCAAAAAACGGAAAATAGAATCCTGGAGTGATGGGCTATACAGTTCCCCACCAGATAATTGGGGTGTTGTGTGGTTAGGCAACTATTTTGTCAAAGACAAATTAAACAATGTCTATCCAGTTAGGAGATTAGAAAGGATATTAGTGAGTTTGATCTTTCAAAATCCAGAGAGTAGTGTGGTTAAAGAGGTTAGGAAAACTAACTGCGACAGCATATTAAAATTTTCATATCAATTGACAAAAATTTCTGTTTTAATGATGTATGTAGTACCCTGGAGGGAAATTTGGAATCGTTTAAACAAAATTAGAAATTATCTTGTTAATGAAATTAAGATTCGCTTTCCTTCAGAAAGAGTTGACATTTTGAAATTAATTAGTGACCCTGAACAAAGCAAGTGGCTAGGTTTATATATAACAAGTGTTAATTTGAGTATTTTCGATAAAACTGTTGATATATGGTCATGGGAAGATTACAAAATGTTTATTACAACAAAATTAGGTTTTTGGGAAAGTAGTAGCCAAATGATAGATTATATAAATTATGGAAGATTGAAGGGATACAATTTCTCTCTAGGTACAAATAAATTTTTAACACTTTTAAATTATTTCGGTATCAATTTTGTAACTAATAACACCAGTAAAATAATGGCTTGTTCAGAGGTTGATATATTGAGTCAAAATCAAGATAGGGTATTTCCTTTTTATGGCATTAAGAACATTGACATCAATGATAGTGTCAAATATTTGAGCAAAAGTGTCCCATCAAAATTTCTTAGCAGTTATAGTAGCGAGGTTATTTTAAAGAGAGCATTGCGTAATAAAAATATAACAGTTTGGGGGCCCATTAAGGGAAATAAATTAACAATTTTAATTAATTTGGATAGTTATGAAAATTTTTCGGAAGTTTATGATATGGATAAAAAAAGGATTTTAATGGTTTTACCTAAACCCAGAAAGATAATGTATGGTTACAAAACATTTATTTATATGAGCGATCTCTTACTTATTTATGGTAGAGGGGATAAAATAATTTATATTGACCTCAATAAACTCAAAAATAACTTCGAATTGGAGTTTATTGGTGCTGTAGATGGGCAGTTTGAAATGTATGAATTAAAACGAAAAGTTTCAAGAGATAATGGTTTAGTTTTCCAAGATAAAGAACTGGTTAAATGGGATTACAGTATAGAAGAATTTGAAAGGAATAAAGTGCCTTTATTAAGCTTAGATCCTAGTCGAAATTCTAAAAACGAAGTAAAACTCAAAAAGATTTGGCAACAATGTAAAAATTGGATGTTTAGTGATCTAAAGATGGCATTATATATGATGGAAAGAGACAACATATTTGTCAATGAAAAATATGCTCTAAATAAGAATGATTCTCTTCAATATTTGTATTTTATAAATGGAGGGCCAGGCTGTGGAAAAACAGAGAGGCTTGTTAATATTGTAGATAAATATCAAAAAGGAGGCTTCAAAGTTGGAATAATTGCAAGTGGTAATGAACAGGTTGTTAATATAGGTGAAAGAATGGTTAACAATGGTTTAATGTTTGAATATATCTATTCTCAAAGTGCAGCAGAAAAAAAATTAATCCCCAGAGTCCTCCAACACAAAAATTATAAGCAAAAAAGTAACATAAAATTAATGACAACAAGTTTAGCATTCAAGAGTATGAAACTGCGAGAGTGTGATATTTTATTGGTTGATGAAGCTAGTAGGACACCAGTCATTGAATTGTTTTCACTATTAAGTGAGTACTCAGATAGGAATATTCATTTTGAGAGAATAATTTTGTTTGGGGATAAGTACCAGGCTAATATTTATAATCCTTATGACATTCAAAGCAATTGGATGTCACCAATACCAAATATCTTACCACCAAATGCTATTAAATATTGTAATAAGTGTTATAGATGTGGACCAAAAACAATCAATATCTTAAATGATCTCGGATATGTTGAGAAACCTCTGATCTCCATGGTAAATAAGGTACATAAGGATCGTGAAGAAATCATGTGGTATAATAATTGTAAAATTGGTTGTTATAATGAAATTGAAGTGGAAACTGAAGAGGGTGTAAGTTATAAGAATGAACAAAATTTTAATCTTGTTAAACATTTAATTGAAACAAGTTATGAAGATTGGCAAGTTATTACTCCCTACACAAGTCAGAAGGAATTGTACCAAACTTATGGTATTGAGTGTTTAACTGTAGATGGAGCGCAGGGCAAAGAATGGGATAATGTTATTTTAGACATGGTTAGATGTAATAGCGAAGAAAAATTTGGATTTATGAAAGAAAATACAAGATCAATAGTCGCCATTAGTCGTCATAAGTATAAGTTAAAAGTAGTTGGGTGCAATTTGTTAGTAAAAGGAACTTTCTTACAAAATTGTATGGAGAGGGAATTTGTGATAAAGCAAGTTCGTTCCCATGATGGAACGTCTAATTTTAAATAATCACAATTTAATATATTTCAATCTTTGAACAGCGTTAATATAATGAATAATGGTGTTAAAAAAATGCTTAACAACAAGAGAGATGTTAATGCCAATAACACTAGACAATCTAGATCACAAAGCAGGGGAAGGTCAAAATCACGTGCCAATGGAAATCAGAAAAATAAACAAAGAGGTAATTCAAGAAGAAGAAGTAATTCAAGAAACAGGAGTAAAAGTAGATCAAATTCACGAGGAAGATCAGGTAGTAAGAGTAGAGTTAGACCCTATGGTACATATAAAAAAGTTCACGTGCCACAATTCGGTGTTAATAGTCATAAACACGTTTTTACAATTTCTAATCAAACATTCGAAATTCAGATTAATGTTAAACAAGGAAATCCAATGCAATATACCACCACAGATTACCTTATTATGGCTCTATATTTTGCAGTTTATGCAAGACCAGATGGTAGGAGTCTCCAAAATAAAGTTATTAAGTCACCTCAAAATTTACCCACAGTTAAAGATGAAATTGAATCTAGTATGTACAGAATTCTTAGCAATTTCCCAAAGGACTTACAAGCTCCAAGCAAAGAATTGTATGATAGGTTACATATTATGTGGGATCTATTTTATGCCTTTAGCAACAGCCATATTGATGGAAGAAAGGGTGATACCACAAATCCTAGATCTGAAGACTGGCACAAAGGAGCTACAAGCTATAAAGAGGGAGGTAAAAATACCAATGATAGTGCAGAAGAATTTAAAGAGTGAAGAGGTTAATAAGGAGAGTGGGATTTTCCTAATATTTAATAATATGAGAAAAGGAATAATACATGAGGCTGATTATTTATTTTGGTTACTATTTTTATATGTAGCTTTTTCCCTTTATAATGCAATAGTGAAAACAATAATAAACACATTAAACCTTATAGGTGCTCTAACATATTTTTGTATTGGCTCATGTTTTAAGAAAAAAGGAAAGGGATATCAACCAATAGTTTTAGTAATTTTTTTGCTTTTATCACCGGTAGGCTCTTTTAAACAACCATCTAGTGAAAATTTTAACAATCTACAGAACATAAAAGCATTAGAAAAGAGTGAAAAATTTTTCACTTTTAAGGAAGGGAATGAAACTCACAAAAAGAAAATTATTAATGAATTATATGATTTTGAATTTAAGGGCAAGAACTTTAGATATGCTTTTTCCAATTATACAAAGGATATTATTTATGATAGGTTAATTCTTATAGATGATGGGGATAGGATAGGTTTTTTTTATTCGTCCAATTTAACTAAAGAGGAACAGTATGAAGGAGACTTCGTATTTTATGACTACAGCTCAGGAGTTATTGGAAAAGAATGGGCGGTTATTGATGCTACTTTTGTTAGTAAAGAAAAATTAAAATTAGGAAATGATCTCAAAAGTTGTATAGAAGGACGAGAATTGGTTTCAGAACTGAACGAACTCTCTAAGTACTTTAATGAAAGTGGGTCTACTTTGTGGGACTTTGTACCGGTAGAATTAATAGGTAAAATAACACAGAAAAGTAATGGTTTTACTGGGGAAAAGAGTAAATACACTTATTGGCTTATAGGGATTTATTTGGAAAATTCAATGAAGAGTTATATTCATTATGTGTTTCGGGAGCAGCTAAAATTACTTAGAAAACAGGAAAATTTAATATCTAGATTTTGTAAAGATTATGCCTTATTTAAAAGGAAAGTATTCTATGATATAATTGATGATTCATGGAAACAAAAAATGAATAAATTTAAATTAGAAAATGTGAAACGATATAAGTTTGTCCAAGACAGTGATCCGTTAGAAAAGATAGATGTGGAGAATTCAGAAGGTGGTTTTTACAACATATCGAAAAATTTTAGAGAAGTTAAATATTTTTATTATGATAATGTAGTTATGCCTTGCTTCAATTTAGAACAAATAATAATATGGCAACATCGAATATTGTGTAGTTATTCAGATCAAAGGTCATATTATAGATTCGAGGGAAAAGATAAATACAGGATTTACACTTTTGAAGAAAAAGAACATTTGAATAATATATATTGGGATACCTTTAGAGGAAGGTTAAATTTATCTTACACTCCAAATAAAAACAACAAGTTTGTAATATATAGATACAAAGATGAAATTTCGGGAAATGGAGTGGACATTAGTATAGATACGGTTCTCAAAGATTGGAATGATAATTGCAAGAAAACTAGTGAAACTTTGAGTGTGAATGGAATGTATTGGATACAAGAGTTCAATTGTAATTATGATCTGAATGTGAAAGAAAGAGATATGATTCGTGATTATGATAATCAATGTGAAAAATTCTGGGGCTTTTTATGCAAGAGATACGAGATAATCTTACTAATGTTGTCTTTTTTATTTATTTTTTGGTACCCAATTTATTATACTTTTAAGATTTTAGTATTAACTTATTCAATATCTTTATGTTTCCTCAACAAAAAAGGTATGATTATAAGAAGAGGTTCTCCTTCAAGTTAGAGAGATTCTATCCTAATTATAAAAAATATTCCCTTTTTCAAAAAGTGAGAATGATTTCAAAGTTGTATTTCTTTCCACTTCATCTCTTCTTACAAGTTCTTCT